CGATTGACGATGTAGAGTACGCATTTGAAGATATGACATCTGAACAGCAAGCTATGGTCAATCATTTAATTGATTTAGACCGCAAAATTGGCTCATCACAATTTAACCTTGACCAGCTTAATGTTGGCAAACAAGCATTTTTAACTATGTTGCGTGAATCTTTGGTTAAAACGGAAGAACCTAGCGTTCAATAATGATCATGTCTTTTGAAATCGATCCTGTCAAATATGGAGTTCTTTGGAATAAGGTAGAAACCTATGAAGCCAAGTTCGATGAATTGTCCAAAAAAATTGACAAGATGGAAACCTCGATCGAGTCACTTGTTGCGATGGCTAATCAATCTAGGGGTGCTCTGTGGGTTGGTATTGGCCTTGTTTCTACATTTAGTGCCTTTGTGGGTTTTGTCATTAATTGGCTTCACAATAAGTAAATGAAGTGCCTGATCCATTTGGGTTATCTGAGGGCGTAAAGGGTCTAAGCAATAGCTTGGATTCAAGCCGTGAGGCATCAAATCAACTTAGTAAGAGCATTGAGGGAATACAGCAAGACGGTTTAGATGTAGCCCAGCGTAAGGCAACAGAAAGACGCAGAGCATTAAGGGAAGCAGAACACAAGAAACAGACAGCGTTGATTAAGGCGTTGGAAGATTGGAACAAAAAGAAGCAAATTAGCGATCAGGAAGCAAAGCTAAAGATCGACTTTGTAAAGAAGTACGGTGCAAAAGAGTGGGAAGCATTATTAAGAATCAAGCTAGACATTGAGAACATGGAACGCAAAGCTAACGAGGACTTTCAGCACGACTTGAAGGAAGTTCGCAAGATACAGTTCTATTGTTTTGCACTAGCCGCCTTAATTGCTTGGTATCTAACGTGGGGTATTAAATGAACGAAATTTTAAAACATATATTGACTGGCAAAGATAATCAAACACATGACATAGCTAAATGGGCATGGATGTTAGGTTTCTTGCTTGTTGGCTGTTCTGCAATCTATTTAATCTATACAGGTAAAGAAATTAGTCTTACTGAACTTGCAGGTGCTTTGGGTATCGTATCAGGATCAGGAGCGGCTTCCGTAGCTGGTAAACAACTTTCAGGTGCAGAACCTCAATGAACTTTTTGATTTCCCTATTAGGCGGTCTAAGTGGACAAACTTACATATATCTTGTACTTGTACTTGGTAGTTTTTCTAGTGGTTTTTATATTGAGCATATCCGCTTTGTTGATTTCCAAGATAAGGTCAAAATTGTTGCAGAACAACAAATTGCCGAGAACAAGGCAAAAATTAAAGAACAAGAATTAATAAATAGAGGAGTAACAGATGCGTACAACGCTAATGTCAGCAATATTCACAATTTTTATAACAGGATGCTCGACACCAATAGCGGTGCAATGTCCACCAATGGCACAGCCGCCATCACAATTAATGGCGAAACCCATAACCTTTTACTTGTTGCCGAGCAATGTGCCGACACAACAACACAATTAATATCCCTTCAAGACTGGATTAACCAACAGGCAGGATTAGATGACGCTAGACCAGTTAAATAAGCTCGGTATCGACCCTAAGTGGCTTGATCCGTTACAAGAAACATTTGATAAGTACGAAATAAACACCGTCAAGCGTCAATCGTGTTTTATTGGTCAATGTATGCACGAGTCGGCAGGTTTTAAGGTCACTCGTGAAAACTTAAATTATTCTGCTAAAGGTTTGATGGCTACATGGCCAAGCCGTTTTCCTGACATGGATACCGCAGAAAAGTACGAACATAACCCTGAAAAGATCGCCAGTAAGGTTTATATGGGAAGAATGGGTAATACGACCCCCGAAGAAGCTGGAATGTATATCGGTAGAGGACTTATCCAAATAACAGGCAAGGATTCCTATAAATCGGCTTCAGAGGCGTTAAAAGAAGATTTACTAGCTAACCCTCAACTAGCAGAAGAACCACGCTATGCGGCTCTTACTGCTGGCTGGTTTTGGAACAAGGTAGGGTTAAATACTTTGGCTGACACAGGCGACTATCAGACCATGACTAAACGCATTAATGGTGGTGTTTTAGGTCTAGATGATAGGATTGCCAAGATAAACATGGCTCTCAATGCTTTAGGATAATCACTAAGAGCACAAAGCATATAAACAATATATACGCTACATTGCACCAGTATTCCATTCTTAGCTTATCAGGGTTACCAATCATCCACTTTTGGATTTCAAGCATATCGGGATCGTGTTCTATATAACGGGGTTTAAGTGGGTTTTCGTCATACCTAGAGCTAATTAAGACCTTGCCGTTGTTTAGAAAATCGTTCATTTCTTCTGTGCCTTTTTTAGTATTGCTCTAGCAAACTCAATTACTCCTGTTTGCCAATCCATGTCTAAATGTTTTTCAGATAATTCTTTAATTTCCTCATCTGTTAGTGTCTTTGCTGGATGGGTATAAAGAAAGTAACCATTATGTTGTTTAGGATTATCGTCATACCATTGAATATTGTTTTCGCAATTTGTATTGACTATTGCTACTGGTTCATCTTGTTCTTTTACTGGATGGGTGTAGAGTGGAATACCCCGACCACTTACATTAAGGTCATATAAATCACTATGTTCTAGGTAATCCATCCACGCTACTGGTTCATTTTGTCTTTCTTGTGCATCCTTAAACCATTGCAATGACTTTCTAGCATCAGACTCCGCCATAGCCATTCTTTGTGCAATAGCGTGTAGTTCTTTGTTGTCTTTTTTAAATGCTTCTATTTCAGCTTGTTGCTGGCGTAGCATAATAGCTGCTTTTTGGATTGTGTCGTAATGCTTTTGCTCCATCCCAACATCTTCCAATACTTCAGCTAGTTCATTTGCGTTCATTAAAACCACCTTAGATCAGGAGCAGACATTTGGTTATGGTAGCTCTTTTGACGCACTCTAAACTCAAATAAATCTTCATGCTCAGGGAATTCGTTAGCAAACTTCCTAGCGTAGTGACTGATCCAGCCATCATCTATCTTAAAGTCACCTGAGTCACCTATAACTGTTTCCCAGCGTACCCTATGGAATACACATTTAGCTGAAAAGTGCTTTTTTCTTGCCGCTACCTGTAACGAGAACTTTTTAAACATCTCCCATATATCAGGATGCTGGGCATCATAAAGTTCAAAATTTTCTTTAGTCCATTTGTTATTCATATTACATACCCCGTTCTAAGATAGTGTGTACCAAATATAACTAATGTTAAAAATATAGCCAATAAACCGCCTAAGATAAAGTCTTTCATTTTCTGTATCCGTTCTTTAAGTCGTCATTTTTCCATGCCTCAATCTTGGCGTGGGCCAGTTCTAAAGTTCTTGCAAAGCCGCTTAATTGACCGTTTGGGGTGCGTTCATACACAGTAAACCCTGAAAAGTCAGGTTCGATACTGTATGTGGCTAGACCATCGTAAAAGTCTTGTGCGTGGGCGTATGCGCTATGTGCGCTTGCATCGTCTGATTTAATACGACTGGTGCGTTGTGCTATTGATTCCATTAGATCACTCCAAAGCTAACAGCCATTGTTTCGGCTATTGATTTTTTAATGGTTACTTTGCAACCCTTAGCTTTGTATTTTGCGGCTGTTTGCTCGGCTCGTTCTTTTGAATCAGTTTGAGTAATAAACTTGCCGTCAGCTTTAACTACATAAACTGTAATTTTTTTCCATGTACTCATTTGTTGCTCCTTTTTCTATCTCACTCTTGATTGAGTAACACCAGTATATTAAGTTAGCTTAACATTGTCAATACTTTTTTATAGGGACTTACCCTTAGTTTTGCAAAAATACAACAAAGAAGTTGGGGTACTTGCTTCTTTACGCTTTCCCCCGTTCCCGTGAAGGAATTAAAGATCGTTTTTTACTTGATAAAAACGCAATAAATGTTGAAAGCACTCCCAACCCTTTTGAAGTCGGGATTCTTCCACTTCTACCAATTTTACTTGGTTAGTAGTTCCGTTGACAAATACGATAGCGCACCTTGCGTTGGGCAAGTTTAGCCCTTCACGATAAGCCGCTAACTGTAGTTCATGCTCAAAATATACATCAACTTTATCCAAATCCGTAGTCTTTGTTTTAAAGTCTACGATAAAGCCTGTACCCTGACCGTTGATTGGTTTAGCCATGAGATCGCACTTGCCACCAAAGCCTAACGGATGCCCAAAAGAACGCTCAGAAAGCCACGGCTGGCTTCCAAACGCATTATTAAGCGCATCATCTATAGCATCAAGATAAGCTGGCTTTTCAGGCAAATACATCTGCTCAAAGTAACCCTGAATAATGTTATGGATCGCTGTACCACGCATAGCCGCTTCCATTCCAGTAGCTTTGCTATCCTTCATTACCCTACTTAACCAAACTGATTCTTCTTCACCTTCTAAGCGAGGAAGTGTAAGTGCGGCCAAGATAGCTTGTTCTTGCATCCATCTGAGCAATCCTTCTCCCTTGTTTGCGACCCCGATGATAGTGGTAACTGAGGGCAATAAACCAAGTTTTTTGGCATCCCTGAGTGTTGTCGGTCTTTCGCCAGTTTTGCCGATGGTTGTATAGGCTGAAGTGCCTTGTGGTGTATACCAATGTCCATTTTCTTGTACCTTTTCTTTAACTATCAAAATGGGATGCTCCCAATTTCGTCATCTTCAATCTTAGGTGCTTCAGCATCCCTAGCTTTTTGCCCACGCCATTCACTACTCTCTGCAATCTTTTCTTTGTAGTATTTTGGCAACGCATCGTACTTAGCCTGATCGAACTCTGCTAACCAAAAGTGATTAATAGGGTTTACGCCTTCAGGCTGGACATTACGCAATGCGCTAGGTACAGGTGAAATGCCACTAATGTTGGCGTACTTGCCATCTTCTGAGTGCGTAATATTAACCATACAAAACTTACCCAGTAATGCTTTAAGGTCAAAGTTCTTACGATCTTCTGCGGTCATTTTTTTGTTAGACCAAGATTCTAAGTCCTGACGAAGTCGTGCTTGATCTCCAAGACTTACTGTATAGCGTTTAGACACGATTAAAGGCTTTTTATCGTCTGTTTGTAATGGCTGTCCAGCATCGTCATCGCCATGCAGTTCCCAAGTCAGTACGACCTTGTGCATGATCTTGGTTTCTCCAGCCCATTCGGTAGCCTGATGACCTAAATCAATACAGCTATATAGCCGTGCCATGTGAAGCCCTGCTGGGGCTATCTTAAATTCTTTACTGTTATCGCTGATAATCATTTTTTACCTCTAATTGTTGGAAAATTTTGCAAGCCAAATACATTGCCAAAGTCATTAATGACATCACGCAATACAGGGTTTACATGGGTGTTACGGGCTGGTAAGCCACACGCATAGCGTAGGTCACCGATTTCATCTGCGGATAAAAATACACCATCCTCGATGTCTTTAAAGATGCGTTCCAAATGTTGTTGGAAGTTGTTGAAGTCTTGATCTTGCTCACTCATAAGAGTTCTCCTATTAACACGGCACATACCGTACTTAGATATTAAGCCAACTTAAAACACAATGCAACACTTTATTTGCAATCTGTTGTAAAAATGTTAAGATAGCTTATGGAAAAAATATCTACAAGAGCAATGATTCAGTTATTGGGCGGCTGTACAAAAGTCGCTAATTTGGTCGGTGTGTCGGTTGCGGCAGTCAGTATGTGGCAAAACGGCAACATTCCTTACGATAAGCTGGTGATCCTAGCGGCTACCCTAGAAAAAGAAAGTGTCGGTCTAATCAATAGAAAGCAACTTTTCCCACTTTCTTACAAAATGATATGGCCTGAGCTTCAATGAGTGACCCATTTGAAATACTAGAACCAACAGTTATCAGTTTTAGTGGTGGTCGTACATCTGCTTATATGCTTTGGCGCATTTTGCAATCAAATAATGGATTGCCTGAAGAAGCCATTGTTTGTTTTGCCAATACAGGAAAAGAAGAAGAAGCTACCCTTGAATTTGTAAGGGATTGTGCTAAAAATTGGGGCGTTGAAATTCATTGGATTGAATACCAATATTCCCCTGAAACCAAAAATAGATGGAAAAAGGTAGATTTTGATACTGCTAGTCGCAATGGAGAACCATTCTTTGAACTAATAGACCAAAACGGCTCACCTTACCTTCCAAACCCAGTAGCTAGAATATGTACTGCCAAACTTAAAATTCGTGCCATACACGCTTATTTAAAACATTTAGGTTGGAAACACAACGAGAATATGGATTGGGTCGGCATTAGGGCTGACGAAATGCGTAGAGCCGCCAAAATGGATAGAGAGCGCACTCCATTAGTAACGGCTGGCGTTACCAAGCAAACTGTAGGTGAGTTCTGGAAAGCCCAATCTTTTGATTTGGGTTTGCCAAATATGAATGGAGTAACAATGCACGGCAACTGTGATTTATGCTTTTTAAAACCCACGCATCAAATTGTTAGTCTTATTAGGGAAAAGCCTGAACGGGCTGATTGGTGGATTAAAATGGAAAACCATGCCACTTCAAGCAATAAAACTTATGGAGATGGGGCAAAATTCCGTAAAGACCGCCCAAGTTATACTGATTTAAAGGCTTTTGCTTTATCCCATGATGATATGTTTCCTACAGATGAAGAAGGAATCCCTTGCTTTTGCGGTGATTGATGTATAATTATTTGTATTGAGGACTGAAACACTCAAACAAAAGGTTTTAGAGGTAACTTTGTGGGTTTCGGAAATGAGATAAGAGGCATTTCCAAAGCCGTTTCAGCATAAAGCTACCCCTAAAGCCTTTTTTTATTGTTAAGTCTTTGATCTAGCCTGACCTCAATCGTGTTGCGTCAGTAAAGGCTGTAAATACCCCTAGAAACTACTAGGTGCTTATGCACCCTTCCCTATCCGTTATTGCTTGGATAGTTAGAAGAACCGCCCTGCACGGATAGACCGATGATGTGATAACGACAGACCTAGGCACGACAAAGACATCGAAGCAATAATTTGAGCCAAGAACTCAGTAAGACTGACAAGCTATTCCTCATAGTAGGGATAGCTATGTCCTGAATCTAGTAATCCTGACAAAAAAACAACACTTTACAAATATTTTATATTCTTAAGATAACTTAACATATACTTTCAATATGGAAAATTTATTAATAATCTTTTCTGTTGGAATATTCGCCATCTTTGGTTCTGTTATGGCGGTTTTGTTATCTCTTTTATATTGGATAAAAACATGACTTGGAATCTTAGGTTAGTAAATTTAAGCAACGCTTACGAAGATTATTTTGAAATCTGTGAAGTGTTTTATGACACGATGGGTAAACCAATGGGCTATAGTTCTGCCGCTATTGGTGGAGAAGATCGTCTAGAAGTAGATCGTTACATCGAAATGTGTAAAGAAGCCCTAGACAAGCCCATCTTAAAGTTTGCAGACAATCAAGCTCTTGATCACACTAAAATGCTTGAAGATGAATGTGCCGCATTAAGGAAACAATTAGATGACATTCAATGATTTTTATAACCAGTACCCCCGTAAGATGGCTCGCAAGGATGCTGAAAGAGCATGGAACAGGCTAACCCCTATCCAGCAAGCGGAATGTCTTGAAGCCATGCCTAACTACTTGAAATACTGGAAGATCAAGGAAACGGCTAAAGACTTCATACCATACCCTGCGACCTTTTTAAATCAAGAGCGTTGGACTGACGATATAGACATTGAACCGACCAAGAAACCTGAACTTCCTTGGTATTCCAGCGAAGAATTAACAGCTAGAAAAGCGCAAGAAGTAAACTGCCCTGCCTATGCTGGAGAAGGTTGGCAACAATGGCGGTCTAGAATTAGCATGAAGATTAAGCAAATTGAAGCATGAGGAGTATTTAGTAAGTTGGTATATAGCGGTAGCAAAAAAACGGGGATGGCCCGAAGTTGTGCGCTTACTGGCGCAGAATAAAGAAACTGAAGATCGCATGAAGATGCTTATTAAAAAGAGATTAGGAAAATGATAGACCCCAATAAATGTATAGACTTTATATTAGAAAACGCAGGTAAATATGCACAGGCAAAAGGTGAATTGGCGCAACTTGAAGCGTACAAGAGTTCGCTTAAGGCTATCAAGATGGCTGAAACTAGCGAGCAATCTCTCGGGGCGCAGGAGCGTGAGGCTTATAGAAGCCAAGATTATCAGGATTTATGTAAGGCGATTGGAATTGCTACGGAAAAAGCAGAAAAACTCAAGTGGTTACTTGAAAGTGCAAGATTACGTCACGCTACATGGCAGACTTTAGAAGTATCAAACAGAACACAGGACAGAATATTAAAATGATCGACTTAACCCAAGAATACTTAATTCTAAAAATGCTAATGCGTATGTATGACGATGCCCTTAAAAAAGCTAACGCCTTACAAATGTTAGAGATCAGCGTAGATATAGCTGAAAGTGCTGAAAAGCTAGAAAAATTATCTTGTGACTTTGCTAATGACCAAAAATGAAAAAGAAAAACTCAGAAAAATTGCTGAATTGGGATGTGCATTATGTCGGAATCAAGGCAACGAGGGAACGCCAGCGGAACTGCATCACATTAGACGAGGTGGCGTTAGAAGCCGCTCGCCAGTTATACCGCTTTGTCCCTATCACCATCGAGGATCAAATACCAGTATTCACGGAATGGGTCGTAAACGGTTCGAGCAAGAATACGGAATCACGGAAGAACAGTTGTTGGCGCAAACGGAAAGTCTTATAGATGAGTAGCTGGCTAATTATCGTAACTGGTGCTATCTACGCTTACATAGGAATTGAACAGGTAGCAAAAGGTAACCTTTCGATGGGCATTACTTATATGTCCTACGCTACTGCCAACATTGGACTTTACTTCATGGCTAAATAATGTAAAATGGTGCAATGCAACATTTAATAGGAGATTGCTATGTTTACATTTGATGAGCAGTTCAAGAAGTACGAAGAAGTCTTAGATCGCACCAAGCAAGCGTATGAATTTTGGTACAACTGCCTTGTATCGACTTGGAAAGACTTTTATAAGACTTATAAGTAACATTTAAGTTACCAGTTTGATACCTATAAGTTTATAGTTCCAACCCGTCAAAGCCTAATTCGTGTGCGATTAACTTGCATCGAGTCCTAAAGGCTTTGCCGTGTTGTGTCCATTTATCACCCTTTAATCGGTAAAAACTCATGTGACAGCACTCATGTGCCAGCGTAGTGAGCATCGTGTAGTAGTGACCGCAACGGGCAGAACTAATCGTAATGGTGTG